CGGAACACGGTGCCAAAATTAGGCTTGGCCATAGTACGTATGTCTAAATTTGGTGATACGGTCATCGTAATCCAAATCTAACCCATGTACCAACTCGGTCAAACCATGCCTTTCGGCTACTTCCTTCATTTGTGCACGACGTTCGTCGTACTTCTCACGCCCATACAGAAACCACTCAGTGAGTGCTGAGCCAATACAACTACTGGCAACAGCCTCCTGCGTTTCTGTTTTCGACTTGAGATTACTATGAAGGGATTTGAAGATAGACTTCTCGTCGAGGATGCCCATATATAGGCCCAATTCCTCGTCCCATCTTGGTCTTCTCTTCAGAAAATCCAACTCATCGCAATCTAAATAATCAACTACATCTGACGTTTTGTCCGGGGGAGTAACAACCATATCAAAGTGTTCACACCACTTGACAAAATCTAGATTATTATAGTCAATTGCTTTAGATATACTACCACCATAATCATCGCCATACGTGATTAAGCTCACATAATCCTTAAAATGTGCATTCCACATTCTGCCATCCTGCCATGCATAAAATGCACAACGATGCAATAATGAATTCACAATAGAATTAATGTAAGCAGTTAATGACTGTCCAGATGGATTAGACCCAATAAATTGGATAAAATCCCCATTATAGGCAGTCACGGCACACGCAACTTCTGTCGCTATGACTCTCATCACACGAATGTCATCTTGCGAATAATTCGCAGGAAAACATTCCGCAAATGAAATCATAACATCGAAAGCGACATAAATTAATTGTGCTGGCATACGTAGATCATATTTGGAATAATCACCGGCATAACCGCGTTCCTTTCCAAAATATCTAATGTGCTTGAAGAGTTGGTCCATCTCTGGCCCGTGTGCGTTGATACCAACAGCACACTCGGACATCAACGGGTGTTGGGACAACATACGTGCAATAGGAAGAAAATACTTTCTCATTGCAAGTTGTAATGGCATACTAGCAGCTTGAAAGACTCTGACCTTATCCTTAGAAATAGGTGTAGGTTCGTCCTTCAGACAAGCTTTAAAAGGACAATTATGTCTCTTATATTGCTTGGCGTTAGCCTCAAAAGCAGCCAATTCGTCCCAATGTGAGGGTTCCAAAGTACGAGGACAAGCATGTTCCTCTGTGGGTTCCAACTCAATTATATCTTGAGATTTTGGCCCACTAAGTGGAAACCCCCTACTAGTAGCAAGATTCATACTATCTATAAATCGTTTACCATCAATGCCAGAGACAATTTGTACCTCTGTCAATGGTTTCAACTCTTTAAGATAATAATTATATTTGCCCTCAAGCATATCAGCTATTGGCAACATATAGTCTTGCTTAGCACGTAATAATAACGTGGGTGGCACTCCACTAGAAGGATTAGCAGAGTATGCCAATGAAGCCCGCCATGGGGCCCAAGCGTGTTGTCCACTAGGACCTTTAAACTTGGGCGGTCCCCATGTATTAGGCACTCGG